AAGAGCCATATACTAGGTGAGGAACCTGGGCTCGGGGGAATCACCAGCTGGTCCCTTCTCACTCATACATTAATACTAATAATACGATAATACGAAAGGAAAATATGTCGTTTGCTGCACTTAAAAATCAATCCAACCTAAACACTCTGTTAGATGAGTATAACAAACAGAGTTCACCCGAAACCAAATCATTTGACGATGACCGATTCTGGAAACCAGAGATGGATAAATCCGGCAATGGGTTTGCTGTCATTCGATTTCTTCCGGCTCCTGAAGGAGAAGAGATTCCTTGGGTTAGGATGTTTTCTCATTCATTTCAAGGACCAGGCGGTTGGTTCATTGAAAACTCACTGACCACAATCAACAAGAACGATCCTGTCTCTGAGGCAAATCGTGTCTTGTGGAATAGTGGATCAGAAGCAGACAAGGAGACTGCCCGTAGACAGAAACGTAAACTGTCATACTACACCAACATCTATGTGGTGTCAGATCCGAAAAGACCAGAGAACGAGGGAAGGGTCTTCCTGTATAAGTTTGGTAAGAAGATCTTTGATAAGATCATGGAAGCCATGAAACCTGAGTTCAGTGATGAGACTCCCATCAATCCATTTGATATGTGGAAGGGTGCTCATTTCAAACTGAAGATCCGTAAGGTCGATGGGTATTGGAACTATGATAAGTCAGAGTTTGCTGATCCTGTTGAATTACTTGACTCTGATGAGGAACGTGAAAAGGTTTATAATTCAACTCATAAGTTGAAACCATTTCATGATCCGTCTAACTTCAAGACTTATGATGAGTTGAAGGAGAAGATGGAACGTGTACTCAGAGGTTCTAGTGATAATAGGACTGCTGAACAAATCTCTCAGGACGTTGAGGATTCATTCAGTTATGACTCCATCAAACAGTTCAAAGATGAAGAGATGAGTAGTAAACCTGAAAAGGAAAATACGTCTGATACAATGGCGTATTTCGAGAAGTTAGCTACTTCTTAGATTAGGGAGAAGAGTCGCCTGCTTGTTCTGCTAGTTTGCCTTTTTGTTGTGGTTTCTGGAAGTTTTTATTTTCAGTATTATTCGATGTGACCTGAGAAGCAACATTCACAGCAGGCGTTCCCTGACCAGTTACAGGTACTCTTTCCTCAACTACGTCAACTCCAAAACCTTTTCCTGTATCTGGTGATATGGAGTTTATTAAGTTGTCAGACATTTCTTGTAGGTCATTTCCAAATGTAACTTCACCAATAGGGTCAAATAAATTTACAGTTTTTACTATATCAGTAAATGGCACTTTTAATTTAACAGTTGATAGGTTATTCAGTGCTTTTATTCCAAAATTTATAATGTCCTGTATTAGCATTACAGTATCAATAACTAAGAAATCAACTAAACCTTTAATTGCTCCCTTTAAACCATCCATAACTTTTTGAGCAAAAGATCTATCATCACCCTCCCCCTTACTTTTAAATCCATCCCAGAATCCAGTAACGGCTTCAACAAATCCCATAATCCAACCAATGGGAGCAAATATCTTACCGATCCATACAGCAGCTTTGGAGGCGACACTTACACCAATACCAAATACTTTTTTGATACCCTTGAATACTGCACTGTCAGTAATTGCTTTCACAGTTCCACCAATTGAATCTGCAATTCCACCGATAAATCCAAAGAGTTTACTAATAGCTCCACCTTTCGCAGCATCGTCACTAAAAGAAAAGAAATTCTTGAATTTTGTAAACCATTCTCCTAATTGTGTAGAGAGTGTGCTCATCTTACTACTTGGCCCAAAGATACTATCAATAAAATTAAATACTTTGGTTACTACACCCTTTTCGCCAGTGAAGTCAGGAATCAAATTTTTAATAGTTTTGAATCCATTTGCGATTTTCCCTTCAGCCCCAAACCATTTTTTCAAAAACTTGAATAATCCTCTAATATCACTCTGATCTCCTACGAAATCTTCTGCATCTTGTAAGAAGAGAAAACCTTTTGCAATTTTACCTTCTGGTCCAAATATTGCTTTTATCCTCTTGAACATAGTTTTGAATGGACCTGCCTCATCTAATCCTGCAAATTTAAGATCTACTAATTCTTCAGCAGTAAGAAGAAAACCAGGCGACTTTGCAATCTTACCGCCAGGACCAAAGAAACCAGTAATTCCTTTCCATAGTTTTTGGAAAGAACCATCTGGACCGAATCCAATAAAATCTGTAAACTTATCGACAACATCAGTAACGACTTTGGCTATTTTTCCTTCTGCACCAAAGAATGTTGTAATTCCTTTCCACATTTTTCTAAATGCACCATCGGGTCCGAAACCAGTGAAGTCTTTAAATTTATCAACAACTTGTGTGAGTAGTTGTCCTATCGTTCCATTGATACCAAACACTGCTTTGATTCCATTCCACACCAGAACAATTGGTGCTTTTGCAATATCAAATATAACACTCCCGGCCCATTTTCCAATTATTTGAAAAAGGTCAAAGAACAATCCTGCAGCACCGAATATCTTTTTGACTGCTCTCCATGTTTTACGTAATGAACCTTCTTCTCCAAACAATGCATTTCCTGCCCATCCAACAACTGCTGCGGCAAGAGTCGCAAATTTACCCCCAGCAGCAAATATTGTTTTTATAGAATTCCATAATAACCACAACGAACCTTTACCAACCCCACCTAGAAATTCAGCAGTTTTCCATACAGCAACTGAAGCTGCTAAACGCATGATGCCCTCAATAAATCCACCATATTCCTTATTGAAATTAGCAAAAGCTGCAACTGCCTTATTATACAGTTCCATTGGGTCTTGTTCTGACAACCACTCAAGGAGTTTGTACAATCCAAATAATATTCCACCAGTAAGAAGAAGTTTAAGAATGTCGGTTGCGAACTTTCCAGTTTTGGAGGCAAGATCATTCATCATTTTATTTCCACCATCTTGCAAAGATTTCATTGCCTTCTGCATTCTCTCTGTATTTTGTTTACCCCACTCAGCTATTCCAACTAATTTACCAAGAAGAGTGTTACTTTCTGTTACAATTTTATTTCCAGTAATATCATCTTGATAGCCCAATTTTAGAAAATTCAACATTTTACCAAGAGTGCTGTCACTTTGTACTGCTTTCAGATTTCCTGCTTCTATTTCTTCTTGTAGTTCAGCTTCAGCTTGTCGCCTCATTGCATCATACTTTTCATTATTTGCTGCAATTTGAGCATTGACTTCTTGAATTTCTCTCATTTCCTTAACAATATCTCCCTTCCCATTAGCAATCATCAGTTCATCTCTGATTCTTGTTAAGAGAGGTATTGTTTCTCTTTGAGTTGCTTCTAATGCTGGATTTGTGTCAGCCATATTTCCTATTATGTTCTCTGGTTTTTTCGTTTTCTTCTTTTATCCATTCTTGCATCTTCATGAGGTAAATATCCCTCTCCCACGGAATCATATTTTCTATTTCAGTCAAACTCCACTTATGCTGGTGGATCATGGCAAAACAATAATCAAAATGATTACTCAGAGTCATGTGCGAGAGGGCTACTAGAAAAAAGAGTTCATACCCTGTAAAGTCAAATTAGATTTTTTCTTTGTTTTTGGGTTATGTACTTCTACCTCATGTTTTACAGTTGGCATCGTGTCGAAAAACGTCTGGATCTTTTCAAACTGATCGTGATTCAGACTACTAATAAAATCCATCTTTTCTTGGGTTGTATAGTCCATACAATCATGAACTTCTTCACCTTGCCATATTTGATACATACAATTACAAATCATCTCAAAAAGAGCATCAACTCCCTCTTTTCCTTCCACACCTTTTCCTTGCATCCCAACCATAGTTCCCATGCTAGGATAAGACATTAATAATCCAATGTCATCTGTCAATTGAATCCGAGCATCATGATCCTCTGACATTTGAACTTGTATTTCTGATAAATCAACTTCAACCTCAACTTCAGTCTTTTTATCGTCTGGACAAGTCACTTTCAATTTGACTACTTCACCTACAGACTTTGCTCGAATCTGTAGAAAGATGTACTCCATATCAAATATGGGCATCTTATTTAAATCTAACTCACCAAAACAACAATTTTCGATAAGTTGTCTGATCGCATCTAACATGGCTTCTTCGTTGCCAGTTTGTTGTGCAATCAATAAAAGTTTTTCTTCTTGTACTAAAAAGGGTCTAAATTTTATCTCCTTATCAGTTGAAGGTATAGTTAATCTATATTCAGGTGTATTAACCTTTGGTAATCCCATAATATTCTCACTGTTATAATGTTAATCATCCTACTAAATTGCTGAAGTTGGATGCGGCACTTGTATTAAAGCCTTGATTCAACGCACCAGATAATGGACCCGATAGTTCTGGTGGTAAATCCTCAATGAAAGGAAACCCATCCTTTTCATTCCTAAATTCCCCAATTGCGAGGTTGACAGCTCCTCTGTCTTTGATACCAAGATTTCCTAATTTAAATGCATTCCATTTCATGTAGGACCATGTTACATCAAATGTTGCAATCTGACTGGCTGCATCATGTGATAAATCAATCTGCCCCACTATTTGTGGAAAACACTCAAATACTTTTACTCCATAAGTTTCTACAAATCTTGTTTTTGGGATATCATATTTTGCTTGTTCTGAAGAATCTCTAGTTTCCATTCCTGTCATTTCATCAAGTTTTGCAGTTGCTCCCTTAATAGTATTACTTATTTTGTCAGCCATACTATTACCCCCACCTAACTCTGATTTTTTTAATTTACCACTAGTTGCAGAGATAGTAGATCGGGTAAACACATCAAACTCTGATGTATATTCATTATAGTAATTCATATTACCAGTGATGTCATTGTATATCATTTTTTGCCATGCATCAAAGAATCTTTTAATTTTCATTGTGGCATCACAGTAAAACGTAGTGGTTATTGTTCCATATTGCACACCAGTTGGAAAAGGAAAATTCGGTGATGATGCGTGTTTATATAGATTTGTTGTAATTTGTTTTTCTGGTATTACAACCTTACTACAGAATAAATCTAACTTAGATTCAGACCTTACTCCAGACATTACTCCAAAGGGTGTGTATGTTGTTTGTGCGGTAGATCTTGCTTCTTGAAACATTTCAAATATCCCTCTACTATCAGATCTATTCAAAATGTGAGTTTTATAGTCTAAACTATTTTTAGCTACTCTACTTTTTGCTCTTCTCAACCCAAATTGTTGTATTCCCATAGGACAATTAAATCTAACTTTGAATTTAGAAGGTTGAGTAAACCCTTCAGCTTTACCTACAACTGTTCGTATTGTGTCTATCTCACCACCAGAACTTTTTACTGCTGTGTCTTTTTTCTCAAGGACTCCAAGTTCTCTTAATATCCCTTGAGCCCTTCCTTTGGATAGACCAGTACGAACATCAAACTTCCCTACTTTTACTCCATCTCTAAATATTGCCATTTTTACCCTTAATACATTCGTTTACTGTCACGCCAAACTGTTCTTGTAGATGCCTTCTGAAAACTCTGTAATGGAAGAGCAGCTGCGTAACTCCAATCTTCTCCTGTTATACCATAGAATCCTCTTCCTCTAACTTGAGTGTAGAGGTATCGTTTGATACATGGTATTGCAGGCCTAAAATTTGTTATTATGTTATATGACAGTTTCAAAGTAAAACGTGAATCTATCTTCCCTCTACCTTGTGCTTTGATCAATCTTATCAATAGATCTGCACGAGCATTTGGTGGTAAATAATGTAGATTGACTCCAAAGAATCCACCTTTTGCAAGATCAAAAGGAAGTATCAGAGGAAACATATCCCAATAAGGAAGTTTCTCCGCCCACTTTGCATCATATTGAAACAGGTACATTTTTCCAATACTGATAGAACTGGTTATTCCAGTGTTTCTATCATCCATGATTTCTCTTCTACCTGTCCGTCCAGGCACTGCAGCTCTCTGTGCTTTTCTTGCAATGCTCTTGAACCAATCCATTGCCTTTCTACCCTTTGCCTTCATGGACGAAAGGAAACTGTTTGCTACTTCATCTGCCATAGTTTAAATATTTAGGTGTCTTTAGGTGGTCTTCGGTTAA